TCAAGACCGGCTCGCGAATAAATTTCATAGCGTTTATGGTCTGTGTTGAAAAATAGCCTGTAATTTTCATCGATTTCTCGAAGTCGACAGGCTATATCAAATACATCTTCTTTTATTTCTATCAAATTCATATTTTCCTATTAAAAGACCTGCAAGGAAATCTTGCAAGTCTTAGATTTTAGTCAAAAACAGTGCGGCAAACTCAAAATCAGAATTTGCCGCTTTTCCGTTTTATTTAATTAAAAAACCGCGAAAGTTCAAATTTTTCTTACAGAAAACTTAACCTTCTACCCATACTGCTGTGAGCGTAACATCTGAATTGATAGTGCGTGTTAAGAAGTTGAAGTTTGCTCCGTTTTGATACCATTCAACAAATGTAAAGCCTGACTTTACAGGTGTGACAGGTTTTGTTGCAAGTTTACCCGCTTCGACTATTTGGCTTGCGATTTCAGTTCCGCCATCTGTATCAAATGTAACAATATAGTTTTCAGATGTAGTCAAATTATCAAATGTAAGCTTTGCTTGTCCCATTGGACGCTCACAAAGTAAATCGGCATATTTGACAAGTGTTGCGGTGTAAACAGGTTTATCTGCAACCTGATGCAATACAGTGCCACCTTCGCCCTCAAGCCAACGCCAGTCACAAAGCTGATGGAATTTGAAGTCTTGTGAATTGAGAAGGTAGATTGTTTTGTCAGCAACAAATCTGTCTGCAACAAACGGAATACCAGAGTATGATATAGCCTTAAATCCGCCGTCAAGATTCATATAATCAAGGTTTGTGCGATTTGCGCCAAGGTTGTCAATGTATGCGCGTCTGACATCATATGATGAAACAATAAAGTCAACAACACTACCTGCGACTTCTTCAATATTGTCAATGGCATTTTGAATCGCGTTGCCATAAACGCCGGAGGTAATTGACTTGCTGTATGGTGTCAAGAATGAATAATCCGTTCTTGTCAATCCGTAAATGCTTGAACTGTCTCCAAACAAAGCTTCAAGACCGGTCATTTCATTTCCCTTTGAACCTTGAATGTAAATCACATAGCCTTCACCAAGTGCAGAAGCGGCTGCTGCCGAGAACTTAATCACGTTGGTTGTGCGATTGATTGATACGATTTTGACGCCAGTCAAGTTGGTTACGATTGTACCGTCGCTTGCATACACATCAACAATCATACCTTCCATAAGGTTGCGAACGCTGTCAACAGTCAGTTCGTAGAAAGAAGCGCTGACATTTTCAACTGAAGTTGCAAGCAAGCCTGTGCCGTCACCGTAAAGCATTCTTCCAAAATTGAATTTACTCGCTTTGAGCAATCCGTCCATTTCAGCATTCAAAAGGTTTACAAATGCTCCCGCTGAATTTTGAGAAGCACGCACCGCCTTATCTGAAATTTCGATTTTTCCAAAAAAGTTCTTGAGATCAAGTTTGAATTGCGCATAGTTGTTTCCTGCACAAGCCGGGAGCACACCGTCTTCTGTTCCTGACCCAACCCCTCCATGCATTCCATATGGAGCAAGCTTGACTATTTCCTTTCCCCATACATCTGCTGTGGTATGTTGTATTTTTGCCAACAATGGATTGATACCAATGTTTAGTTGCTCTGCCAAAACACCAAGATATAAGGTTTTTAGCGCTTTATCAGCTGTTGTAAAATTTACCATAAATTTTTCTCCTATTATTTATTATCTCTGACAAACATCCATCCTGCTTCTTGCAAAGACTTCGGTCTAGATGGCGGTGTCAGCGTTGTTACACCCGAACTTTTTATTGTCGCAGGCGTTTTTTTCTGGCTCAAACCAGTGAGATAATCCTCAATTACTCGAGACTTTATTTCCTCATTTGAAAACACATATTTCGATAAAAACTCATCGTTTTGCGCAAGCTCATTCGGCGACTTATAACTCTTGACCAAAAATCTCGAAAAAGCTATTTCAAGACCGTTTTTGTCATTTTTGAGGCTGTCATCCGAAATCATTTCGCGCGCGATTTGTTTTGCAAATGGTTGAGCTTTGGGGTTCAGTAAAAAGAACTTATCCACTTTCTCTTTCCATTCGCTTTCATCTGTATTTATTGGATTTTGAGTTTCAATGTCCGTATCGTCTTCGCAACAACTTTCGTTTTCACAAATACTTTCGTATTCGCTACTACTTTCGTTTTTACTCGAGCTTATATCGGCATTGTTTTCTTCACTTTCCGCGTTTTCATCAAAAGTAATCTCGCTTAGCTCAAATTTTTTCTCTTGAGTATTCAGAATTTCTTCAAAATCAGATTTATTTTCATAGGTAGCCTGTGCGTCGAATGCAGAGATTGCATCTTGATTAGTGTTTGGTTGTTCGGTTTTCTTTCCGTCAATCTCTCCTGAACTGTTATCAAAAGTTTTTTCACCTTCCTCACTATGGCTCTTTTTATCGGCAGCTTGATTGCTCCGTTTTTCCATATCGGCGAGTCTTTGTGAGCGCCTGGTGAATTCCGCTTCCAATGCATTGTAGGCTTTGAGAAGTTCTTCTGCGTTTTTGAATTTTCCTATCTCTACGGTTGATTTATTGTCTTCCCTTATTGCTGACAGGGTTTGGACATCCAGTACTTTTTCTTCCATAACACTCCTTCACTATTTGATAGAGTCCATTTTTTCTTCCAAACTCAACATTTGCGTGCTGAGATTTTGAAGTTCCTTGTGACTGTTTATATGTTCAAGCACTCTTGCTTTCAATTTGGCGTTTTCGCTCACGGACTTTGTTATGAGCATTTTTGTGTGTTCATCAATATGTAATGAGTGCTTATCCACCGAATCAGGAACAACTGATTTCTTGATGAGGTCATTGTTTTCTCTCTGAGCTTTTTTCAAATGAAGCTCATCGATGTCACGGCTGTCTTCCCAGTTCCCGAATCCCAAGAGGTCAAATATTCTAGTTTTTGTTCGTGCGGTCAACATACCGTTGTCATCAGACAACAATCCCATATTCAAAAGTTCTAAAAGCATAGATTTGCGTCCTGCAGTTGTGTCTTCAAGCTCATTTGCAGTATCAAACACGAGATCATCATTGGTGAGGTCATTCGCACAGAATGCCCTCATTTCAACATCGCCGTTTTCACCCGCAATACGCTTTATGCGTGTTGATGTAGCAAACTGCTTGTACAATCTGAGAATATGTCTGCCCACTTCACGAACACACGCACGAAGACTGTCTGAAGTCAACGAAATTCTTGTATCGTCCTGCTCAAGTAAAAGCGATATTGCCGAACCACTTGACACATTTGACGGAACTTGAGAGTAAGTTGTGACCTCACTAACTCCGCTTATCATTATAAATTCAGATAGAAGGCGTTCTTCTTCAATATGGAAATCTGACGGAACTTGCCCGGCATTAAGCATCATTGGAGGTGTTGAACCTTGTCTATAAATCAATACCTTTCCGGGTGAGAGTCCCTCTTCTTCAAGATTGTCCGTATCGACAGAGCCATCTTCAACAGCAAGCACACCCATAGCAATGCGGTTCATAAATTCGTGTTTACGGTTTTTTACGGTATTGTAAGCTCGCTGAACAGGTATAATTCGCTCAATAATACTAGTACCGAAAAATCCACCAATAGTATCAAGGCACACCTGTTTGCAAAATGGATATCCTCGTTTTTCGTTTTCACTGTTCATATATGGTAAATCGCCTTCATACAGCAATTCATCCCCGCCAATAATAATTAACCTGCCATTCGGATATTCAGTTGTTGGCAATTCATATTTTTCTATGACCACAACTGCATCGTCTTTTTGCTCCGAGTTGACCTCAGGAACAGTTGCGTTGTATCCCAGACCTCCTGCAACAGTCGCATTGTCAAGAGAGAAAACGCTTACACTTGTTCCTTTGACATCTTTGCCCCAGAATCTTTTTACTTCATCCGTCGAATAAGCTTTCGCATGAATGATAGAACTTTGGGCATGCAATTCAGAAACAGCGAGATTTTCAGGGAAAAATTCAAAAGGCGGAATAACTGATATAGAAACATCCCCTTCATGCACGGTATTTTGCGAATCCAAAACACGCCCTTTTTCGCTGTCCCAAACAATTTTGTAAAACACTGTGCCTGTCGCCTCACTCCACATATTGGCTTGAGTCATAAGCTCATTCCATTTGTTTTCTGCGCAAATAGATTCAAGCAATGCTGTCGAAAATTTGGCTGATGCTACATCAATATCGTCAGAAGTTGACGGTCTGACACTCACCTTTGCCTTGACTCTCGCCAGCTTAGACAGCCTTGTTTCAATAATTGGTGCAATGTGATTGTAAACTTCTCGCTGTTGCCAAAAATATTGTTTACCGTCCTCTTCAATGTCACCGCGGTTTGAAATTGAGCAATATTGGTTTCCCACAAGAAAATTCATATTCAATCGCCACGACAACTCAAGCGGTCGGCGAGCTTCTCTTCGTCGCTCAAAATCCTCCTTCACACTTGCAACAAGTTCTTCAGCAATCTTTTGATTCATTTTCTACCTCTCTTTGTTCGAAAACTCGAACGCTTGATTATTGGACTCTCGACATTTTTTTTGTTCTGTTGGTCAAAATCTACAGACTTATCTTCATTTTGAATTTGAAAGTCTTCAATTCTTTTTATCGTGCTGTTGTTTGTCGCACGCATTATCATATTTGGAATCCCTTTTGGAACAAGCAATCGCCCAATTTTCTGATACAATTCTTTTGTGCAGCACTCGCACATAAGCAGCGTTACGTCGTGAAGTTTTACCATATAATCAAAACCCTCATCACAAAAATCGCATGAATCACTGTGACTTCCATTTTTCATTTCGCATCTCCTTTCTTTGCAAACTAGCTATGTTTTTTTGTATCCGCCGCCTTGTCAGGTTCTTTTGCTTTGCGTTTTTTTGCTTCATTTTTCTTTAATTGTTCCAGTAATCGGCATTTTTCTTTTTCTAATTCTTCATCGGTTAGTCCACATACATCATTGTTTTGCGACAACTCCATATAGGATTTGAGAGCGCTGCTGTCGGGTGGATAGTGTTTCGTGGTTACTTTCCTCTTTGCCAATTCTGCAACACCATCTTCTTTAACAATAAATTCCTCCACCACCTCATCAAAGGTATATCCAGTTGCCTTTTTAAGCAGCGTTTTCATAATTTCTTCGTCCATAATCACCACCTTGCCATGTTATTGCTATTCATATAAATTGACTTATTTGAAATTCCGTTGTACAAATTGAAAAAAACTTTATTTCTTGTTCTTATCTCGCCTTATCATTTTGCAAGTAAATTCTTTTTCTAATTAAAATTTCGCCTCAACTCGCGAAAGAGTTTTTCCTTGTCACGGGCAATTGCACTTTTTTCTAGTGTTTTCGCCTTTGCTGCTTCTGGTTGTGACATAACAAAATATCTAAATTCATCAAGTGAATGGTCATCAGCTTTTTTGGGTCTATCTCCATCTCCCCACCAATAGCTTTTTAGCTCGCGAATAAGGTTTACGCAGTTTTTGAAGATGAATATTTTTTGCGGTGACGCATTAAATAGTTCTTTTATTCTTGCAATACCGCTGAACATATCCTTGTTTACTCTTGTGTTAACCAAAATTCCTTTCGAACAAAAGAGTTCGGAAACGCTTTTTGAGCTTGCAAGCGTACGCTGTGAAGCCGCCGAATCAATAAGTGCGTGCAGTCGCCCACTGCTGTCGCGGTGCCAGCCCAATTTGTCTGCAAGCTCAAAAATCCTTTCCGAGTGCCAGTCAACATCCTTACCTTTGGCATAGTGTTCGCCAACCACATATATATTTCCATCAAAATCCACAGCATAAAAATGACAGCTTGTCGGGTTATTCAGTCCGGGGTCAATAGAAATATTTGATTGCCATTCAAATGGAATATCAAAAGGTTCAATAATATGTTTTGCAGGGTCAAATTCCGGATACACAAGCCCGGTATTTTCGTGAAACCGTCCGAATCTTCTTGTTTCTTGAGAATCTTCTGAAGTCGACTTCAGTAAAAGCTCGATTTCATCCTTTGGAAGATACGGGTTGTCCGCCCATTCAATATGTTCACACCAAACCTCAGGATTGTCGAAGCAGTTGAGCTCAATCTCGTCATAAACCCAGCTCAAACCCTTAAGAGGCGTCATTGTTCCAAAAATATTGCCCGCCTTGTCAAAAACGCGCATTCTGCATTCATCGTAAATATCCTTTGGCGGTTCTTCATCAAACCAAACAAAATCGAGCGAAGCTCCTTGAAACTTTTCGCGTCCTTGGTCAGCTGATTTGAAACCGATTTTAGACAAACCGCCAAAAGAGTTTTTTACGATAATGTGGTCAATAATACCGTATTCAGGCGAACCTTTGCGACCACTTTGCATTACGATATCTTCAATATACCGTGGAGAGAGATACTTTAAGATTTTTGCTTGTGCAACATCCCGTTGCACCTCATATGTCACACTGACAATCCAGCCAAAAACATTATCTCGGTTTTCTCGAAAAGGATGAACTCCTCTTGCCATCCAAACCGCTTCCACCGCTCCGCATTCTGTTTTTCCGCTTCGGTTTCCACCAAACACCCAACGATTGCGAAATTTTGATTGATGAAAAAGCATTTGCTTTTCGTGGACAATCGTACGATTGTAGCAAAAAAGCGCATCATGTGTGCGCTTCTTCTGCTCTGCTTCAATATTCAAAATTTTAGTTATTGTCTCTTTTTCATCCATTGCCAACACAATAGCATCATAAAAACGCAAACCGCATACAATTATGACAAAAACATATCATAAAAAAAGACACGCTATTTGCGTGTCTTTTTTTGATTAGTTTATGTTCTTTCAAATGTTGATTATCTGTCTTCATCACGGTAATCGCGCGGTCGATAGCCGTCATCACGATCTCGACGGTTGTCGTTTCTGCCATAATCATTTGCATATCGCGGGTCATCATAGCGATTTCCGCTCCTATATGAATTGTCGTATCTCGATGATTCGGTCATTCTACGCGAACGGTTGTCATAAGTGTCGGGACGCTTCCGTGGCTTAAACAATAAAATTATGATAAGAACTGCAGGAACTATAATGCCTATTATAAGAATAGTTTTAACAATCGAATCATTTCCAAACGGTGAAATGCTTGGCACAACGCCATCGGCGACATCGCCTTCGTTCAATGCGGCTTGCGCATTCAAAGTCACTTGATGAAGCGGTATTGTGAAAGCTGCCACATTGGATTTCAAAATTTCGCCGTAAACTGTTTCATCAGCCTTCGCACATTTAACAAATACTTTTGTAGTGTCTATTACTCCGTTTGAGTCGCAAACTTCACCCATATAGTTTATTGCCCATGAGCTGTCAACACTGCTATTTGAAATACTTGAAGCCGTGCTACCGACATAAGTCAATGCAAGCGCAGGAGCTTCACCAACAGTGTCAATAGTTGCATTTTCAGTGATTGCGGGAGCTGTTTCAAAATCTGAAACAAACACATATCCATTTAGGCCATTGTAGCTGACAGGGTAACTGTCGCCCAATCTGACAGACAACTTTTTCTCACCCGTAACTTTCAAATAGTATGTTGTTGGCAAATAAAATATCGGGTCAAAGCTTGCTCCGTCACAAAATGGAATTGCAGAAACCGACGCACTAGTCAGGCTTGAAAGTTCTGTTTCGTCGGGGATTTCAATATAAGTGTTTGCATCAGCAAGAGCAACATCATTTGTAGCAAAAGACAGCACTCCAAATGAGAGTGTGAGTGTTATAGCTATTAAA